TTATTTTTTTTCTTTATTAAGTGGACTTTGTCTACCTTATATGCTTTTGATTTAGGGTTCAGTGCTGCATATACCCTGGCGTATGCCCAGCGTTCTTTTGACTTTACATTAGGTCGAACCGCACCCCTATTGCTTTTAAATGCCCCTATGCCCTTGTTATATATAGTCTGAAGACCTTTCAATTGATAACCTGTAATTTTAGATATTTCTTTTAATGAATGATCTTCTTCTTTTTTAAAACCATACTTTTTATTAAAATCATGTTTATAGGTCATTTATTTATATGAATATTATTTTCTATTCTAAACATTCTTTAATTAAATCAGGATTGATCCTACAAAATATTTCTTGTAGTTTTTTTATTAATTCTTCATTTTTATTTTTCTCTTCAAAATATAGTTTTTTATATTTATCACATTCAAAATATTCTTTAATCACGGCTAAATAATAGTACATTTATATTTATAAAAAGATTATTTTTTATTCATTGTTTTTATGAAATATAAACCTTGTTGAGTTTAGATATTTCTGAATATCACCATTATAGTTAATATTTATTTTAAAATGACCTTCAATATTTTTGATTCCATTCATGATTTCTTTTAATGATTTTTTATTTACATTATCCGGTATAGTTATATCAATACTTTGTTCAGGTAAAGTATGGTGAAATGGTATTTTCATATTATTAATTTCATTATAGTTATTTTTAGTTGATCCCCATTCATGTGTCATGTATACTTTGCCGTGACCTTTATATTTTGATCCTGTATGGTGATCAGGTAATGCAAGATAACTAGGCATAACATTTACAACTGATTTATCCGGTATTAATTGCCAGTATGTTTTAGTTAATAATCCTGGCCCAACCTGTTGCCAACTAGGGATTTTTTTATCACTTACATTATTATTTAATACATATTCAATGGCACTTTGTGGTATAATATGATTAGGTGGATATGCCTGGAGACTAGTCGCGCAAAGATCAGGTCTTGATATTTCATTCTCCCAGCAAAAGAATGGTTCATTTAATAGAAAGTCGTCAAAGGGACATATACACACCATATCTGCGTCAACAAATATGCCTCCGTATTTCTCAAGAATAACATATCTGTATAAATCAGCTTTGCCCCATATTGCGTCATGTTCGTCTATCTTTCTTTGATATCTAGGTTTAATTTCTAAATTATCTTCAATAGTTTTCTCACACCAAAACATATATGTATAATCCGGATTCATATTCTTTACACTATTCATGGCGTTAATGGGCATGGGTGCGTCTCCTATCCATAACTGGTGAATGATCTTAGGTACTTTCATTTATATATTATGTAAGATTTTATTTTTATGAGAATTGAACTAAGTGTCCTCAAAAATTATTAGGTGTCCTCAAAAATTATTAGGTGTCCTCAAAAAAGGGGACGCTGTCCTCAAAAATAATTGACCCTCAATTTTAGGGGACACCTACCTTTTATGACCATAACTCGTCATAAAGTATAAGAAAGAATAATAATTATAAGACTATAAAATATTAAGTGTCCTCAAAGTCCTCAAAAATATTTCAAACAATTTCTAAAAATTAGAAAAAGTGAATCACCCATTTTATAAAAAGCAACTTTACTTTTATTTGTGGATATTTTGCGGACATGTCCTCATTTTAGGGGACACCTCAGATTTTAGGGGACACCTCAAAATAAATGATTGAAGAATCCAGGCTCACCATATCTTGCAGGTTGTTTAGGTTTCACAGCATTTGTGACCATACTCCTGAAGTGATTGACTTCTGATTGTTTACTTTCTTCTTCTTTCTTCTTTGCTTTTCGTGCTTTTCTTTGAGTATCATATCCTTCAATTGCTTTTTTCTGTAATTCAACTAACATGTCTTGTGGTATATCCTCGAATCTAAATATTTTCTGAGGTTCAGGTGCTGGTGCTGGTGCTGGTACAGGTTTAGGTTTTGATTTAGGTTTCTCACCTACTTCTTCTCTTAATCTGTCCATTTCTAATTCTTTTTTCTTTTTTTGCAATTCTTTCATTTCTTTCTTTTCAGCTGCTGCTGCCCTTCTTTTAGCAAGACCCTTTTCACGACCTATGCGTAATCTTTCAAGTTGTTCTTCAGTCATTTGTCTCTTTTTCTTAGCTGGTTTTTTAACTGGTTCAACAGATAATTCTTTTTTCACTTTCTTCTCAACAAAGATATCTTCTTCAGGTATTGCTTGTTTCTTTTCAACTTCAGGTATAATATCGTCTTTAACTTCCATGCCTACATTCTCTTCTGTGTCGCTTTCTTCTTCTTCTTTAAGTGGTTCAGGTAACTCCTCAATAAAATCAGTTTCAACTTTAGGCAATAAATCCATTTATATTTTAATAAAATATATTAAATTATTTTATGTAATTTTTAAAAACTTTTACATAATTTTCTAAAAAATCAATATTAAAAAATCTAAATTAGTTTTACCAAAACCACCCTTTAGAAACTTCCGGTTCTCTGTTATTATCAAGGATCTTATATTTATCCTCTTCTTGTTCTTTCTCTTCTATTCTTTTTTTGATAAATGCAATATCTTCTTTAATATCAGATAAATCACTTTTCATTTGTTCTGTGAGGTCATTGATTGAATCAACAACTTTCTCAATGGGTCTTTTATTATCTGTGTCAATATCCATTTATAATTTATTAAATATAAAAAAATAAAATAATCTTTACTTAAAATATATCATGTCAGAATCAGACGAAATAATTGAAATAGACAAAATGTCTGTAGACCAGTTTGCAGGAGCTGTTGTCTTGATACTAGGTGCTATAGGTTCACTGCTTCTTGTGATATGGCAGAGTAAGTGTCATTGTAAGGTTAATCTATGTTATTTGTTTCAGTGTGAAAGAAGACCACCTAATGAAGACGAAATGAAATCATTAAAAGATCAAGCAAAAAAAATGAATAAAAAAGAAGATAAAATATTGAAAAAAGAAAATGAAATATTAGAAGAAGTAGAAGAACAAAAGACACCACGATTAGTGCCTAAGAAATCAAAAGAATTAGAACCTGAACCTGAACCTGAAATAGACAGATTAGTTTAATCACCATAAATAATGTACAGCCCAGTAATTTGCAGTGTTCTTATCTTTCCATGTTAACTCACCTTGTTTATTTTTAATACCCTTTGCTCTCTTGAGATATGCTTCTCTTCTCTTTTTATCTCCATGATCAAGTGATTTATAGTGACCTCCTTTATCTTTGAACTGACCCATTCCCTTGTATCCAAAGCCTATTTTCTTGAATCCTTTTTTATTATTCGATTTAACATATACCCAGTATTTATTCTTTGATTTAGTTGTATTTTTCCATGGTTTATAAAGGATAGGTTTTCCGTCTTTGTCTAATGGCATTTATAATATTAAGATATTTAAAATATAGGTAAAAATATTTAAAAAAAAAATCTCTATATTAAGTATATAAAAGAACATGTCAGAAATCACTGATTCAGAAAGAATAAAAAAGATTTTACAACAATATGAGAGAAAAAGAATGAAAGAAAAAGAAAGATATGAAGTGATAAAACATACAGAAGATTTTAAAATGAAAAATAGACAAAGGGCAAAGAATCATTATGATAAAAATAAGGATATTAAGAAAGAGAAATATGCTCAAGACAAAGAGTTTTTGAATGCAAAATCTCAATATTATTATTATAAAAAACATGATAATTTAGAAAAGTTTAAAGAAAAATATCCACATAAAATTGAAATATTAAAGTCAAGAAATCTGATTATTTAAAAATCGCGAAAATTAAACTTTTTATTTTAACTATCTTTTTTTTTAAATTAATTTATTTTATGGTCTTCTTTAAGTCATAAAATAAAAATATAATTTTAAGTTTTATTATTTTATTTTCTATGCGTAAAAGTATTTAAAAATAAAATCTAATATATAAGTATAAATAAAAATGAGTGAAAATAAGATTTACGAAAAATTATCTAAATTAAATAATATGACAACCTTTACCCTCAAAGAGAAGTATGACATATCTAATGCACAGAAACTGCTTCATTCTGATATTCTAGACGACGAATATAAGGGCAGTCTGAGAAAATATCTTAAGCATGGTAAAGGTGGTAATGTTGAGGTTGAATATAATGTAAAAGAAATAGGCAGATTAAATATTAAAGTAAAAGGTCTTAAGAAAGACGAGACTTGTATCAATCAGGCAATTATGTGGCGTGAAGCAAAGGCGGCACTATGTAAAAAGAATTATGTTGATCTTGACATGGTAAATTGTCACCCTGTGCTTCTTGAACAGGTATTCAAAGAGAATGGACTCGATACAAATATATTAAGTCTGTACAATCAAAAAAGAGATACTTTTTTCAAAAAACTAATTGATAAGGGATTAACAAGAGATCAATGCAAAGTTTTAGTTATGAGAATATTCTATGGTGGTTCAATCAAAGCATTTTGTTCTGAACATGATTTTCATTTTGAAAAACTAAAAGACAGCATTATTATTGATTTAAATGAAGAACTAAAAGTTAATAGTTCAAAACTATTATCGAGTAATGAGCTTTTAAAATATAGATTAGAAGCAATCAAAAATAAGGGTGAAGATTATCATAATCTTGACGGCACAGCTATGTCATATTTTCTTCAAACACTTGAAAGAAAATGTCTCATGGTAATGTATGAATACCTAAAGGCACAAGGTCGTGTTGTAGGTGCTTTGATTCATGACGGACTTCACCTTCAAAAAGATATGAAGAATGAAGAAGAAGATTTCACAGAATTAATTAAAGGTATTAAGTCAGAATTAAAAGAAAAAACAGGATTTACTATTGATCTTAAGATTAAACCATTTGCAGAAGTTGAAGAACTTGAAAATATCATTGTTATTAAGTCAGATAAAGAGGGTGGTGATTATATCACAGATAAACTAAAAAATGACTATGTTATTTCACAAGAAAGAATCTTTATGAGAATCAATAATGTGTGGACTTCTAATGAAAAGGTAATCAAAAGAGGTCTAATCAAAGCTATAGGTAATATGAATATTTTCTTTGCTGGTGATAATGGTGAAATAAAACCATATTCAACAATGGCAAAATCATGTAATCAAATGCTTCAATATGTTGAACCCACAGAAGACGAAGATTTTATTGAAAAACTATGGACAAGTAACCTTCAAAAACTATGCTTTAGAAATGGTTATTATGATTTCACAGAAGGCAAACTGAAACCATATGATATTGACACACACACAACAATCAAAATCAATCGTGATTTTAATGAAGCAGATCCTGAATATATTGAGGCAGTATATAAACGAATCCTCAATCCTATTTTCAATAACAATAAAGAACTTATGAATTGCTGGTTAAATTACATAGCAAGAGGAGTTGCTGGTCATATTGAAGATAAGAACTGGGGAGTAGGTATAGGTGAAAGAGATTGCGGTAAAGGTGTTTTAGTAGGACTTCTTGAATCTTGTTTTCAAGAATATTGCAGAGCAACTAATTCAGAAAACTTTTTATATAAAAATAATGGTACTGATTCAGCTAAGTCTCTTTCATGGTTAGTGCCATTTGAGTTTAAAAGGTTATTACTTACAAACGAGATTACTCGTGATTCACAAGGTAAATATAAAATCAATGGTAATGTTCTAAAGAAGTTATCAAGTGGTGGTGATAAGATTGAAGCAAGGGTAAATCATAAAGACGAAATTAATTTCAAGATTCAAGCACGAGTTTGTATGTTCTGTAATGATTTACCACCTATTGAACCAGCTGATACAAAAGAGACTTCTTATTGTTTCAGATATCCTTCAAAGTTTCTTAATAAAGACGACGACAGATTAGGTAAACCATTAATGAGACCTAAGATTATTCTAACAGAAAATGACGATATTGAATATGTAGTAGACGAGAACGGAGAAAAGGTAATGGAGAATGTATGCAACTTTTATGAAAAAGACGATAATATCAAAGCATGGTGTAAAGATCAAAAGGTACTAGACGCATTCATTCATATCTTATTCAGTCATTATGGTGAAAGGGTTCAAGTCCCTGATTGTATGAAAGAAGAAATGAATGATTTCAAAGAAGAAGAAAAAGAAGAGGATAAGTTCTTATCTCTATTTAGATTCCCAGGTGATAAGACATGGGACGAATCAGCAAAAGATTTTGTCAGTGTAGCACAAATCAATCACTTATTGAGAAAAGCACAGATTAGTTTATCTGCTCAAAAATACAAGAATTATTTAACACCTAAAGGTGCTGTTAAAGGTAAGAGAACAATCGAATCAACCGGTAAACGAGAAGCAGCCTGGATTAACATGCAAGTGGACGAGAACAAGGTTGAACTATTAAATATAGAGTTTGCTGAGGATTAATATTTTGACTTCTTCTTATCTTTCTTATCTTTTTTATTATTAGGTTCTTCAAACATTTTAACTTTAATTTTTTTACGATTTTCTTTATGTTTAAGAATGTCGTCTTCCATTTTATCAGATAACTTACTTTTTTTAGGCATTTATATTATATTAAATATAATATTACTGCTCAGTTGTTTTTTCAGCAACTTCTTGAATTACTTCTTTAACTTCTTCAACGATATCATGTTCTTCTGATTCAACTTCAGACCTTTTACCTTGAGCAACAAGATCCTTGTGAATATTCTTAGCCCACTCAACGCCACGAGACGATTTCTTTGCTTTATGAACAATCTGCGGATTATTTTGATTAAAAGGCATTGTTTATTTATATTTATATTAAATAAAAAAAATATATTTTAATAATTATAAATAAAAATGTCGCTAGTTATATGTTCAAATGAAATCCCAGGCGGTAATAATCTCTCAGGAGAGTTTCAAGCACCATTCTCGTTTCATAATCATTTACAACAACCATTAAAAATACCTGCTAATTCTGAAGTTGCAGTTCAATCTTTAAAGGTCAATAAAGAAGGTTCAGTTTCTTTAAGTCCTTCAACTATATGGTATCAATATTTTGGAGTTAAACTAACAAACGATAATAAAAATAAAACAACCTCTGCTACTCATTATGTTGATCTAGGTATAGACGGAGTCAAAGAAGCTTCTGTTAACACAACAGCAACTGATTTCATTCAACCTGCTTTAAGTCGCGGTGTACCTAATCCTGAGACATTCGGATTACCTACGGCAGCAGCTAAGAGAGACGCAGGAGGTAATGACTTTTTAGGGTGGGATCTGAAGTTTCAACAAAGAGGCAATGGTTCAGCACTAAATAATAGACCTACAAACTGGGTCAATAAGTTTGGGACAAGTGGTGCTGCTGGAGGTCTATCTTTTAATTCAGCAAGTAATACACTTACAGCAACTGGTAAAACAGGATCGGCAAGAGCATTGAATCAAGCAATAGGGACTTCAACACCTCTTGCATTAAATGAAGGTATTTTTGAAGTAGATCTTACAGATCTTAAAAAAGACGGACAGAATGTTTCATGGGGCATAGGTCTTACAAGGTGTCAAACAGAAACAAACTCTGTTAATGTATTATATAATCCTAATGGTAATAGTGCTGAAGGTTCTGCTGGTGGTAGAAACTTTTTCCCTGAAATTGAATGTGACTTTTTAGTTGGTGGATTTCAAGATTTTGGCACTTCAACTAATAGATATATATACGCTTATCACTTAGCAGAAAATAATGAAGACGGAGGATATGAAGCTGACGAACCATTATCTATGATTAATGTTGATTATAGAAATAACGGATCTTTTACTGATTATTATAATTGGAGTACAAATGACGCAAATCTTCAATTTTCAAAATTAAGATATACTATTACTAATGAAAATGTTAAATGTGAATTATATTCTGCCTCAACTACTTCGTGGCATTTGCTCGTAAATACAGCAGGTGATAAGGATAAGAGATTCAAACCTGTTGCTGATACATGTCGCAATCTTTATCCATTCGTGTTTATTCAAGGTAAAGCAGCAGGAGATCAACCATTTGTGACTATTGATAAGTGGGGAGGTCGTGATATCACTAATATGACTTATAAGAATCCTGATAGTGACTGGTGGGCTTATCTTGACTCTATAAATGCTCAAGAAACAATAGGTAAAGCAGTTGACATAAGACAATATAATCAGTTTGACTCTACAAATATTTCTGTAAATCATACTTTTAAAGGTATAAATGCAAGTGGGACTTTTGAAGATTATGAATATTTCTTAATTGTTCAAGAAGATAAAGATTTATATGCCCCCTCTTTAAGAGCAAATGCTGATTTATTTTTAGGATATGATAATCAAGTTGTTGTTGAAAAAACCAGTATTAATGCCTCTTCTGTGGTGACATTTGAATCAGAGAAAGTCCCTGAATTAAAATCAACAACTAATATATTTGTTAGATTAGATAACTTTAATGTTAAATCATATAACGCAGGACAATCTACAAGTTCTAAGATTATTTATGCTGCTCCTCGTTTCTCAACAGGTACAGATCAATCAGTGGGATCATTATTCTATGAATCACCTGAGAGGGTATATGTTGATCTTAATAACCCTAATGAAATGAATGCAAACATGTTTGCCATTTCAATTGTAAATGAAGACAACACACTGGCTACAGATCTTACAGGCAAATCTGTTTGCGTTTTACACTTCAGAGAAAAAAAAAAGTAAATATAATATAAATGTTATTTGAGATTCTATTAAATATGGTTAAATCCCCTTATGATCCTTACGGCTGCTGTTTATCTTGTGGGTATACATGGTGTGAGACACTTCAAGAGTGTGTGAGAGTATGGGAGACATACTGCGAATCATTAGAGAATGGGCATTAAATATAAGTGTCCTCAATGTCCTCAATGTCCTCAAAAATAATTAAAATATTTACGATTTTTAAAAATTAACCTTCTCTCTTTTTGATATTTCATTTATGAAAAAAATGAAATTATTCTGAATATTTTTGCGGACTTTGCGGACACTGAGGACAAATCTTGAAAAATAAAATATTTTATTAATATATAATGGAAACTCCTCAGATTTCAGTATTAGTCCCCACTTACAATAGAAGCAAGTTTTTGCCACTATTTATATTTAATTTAAAAAAACAAACTTATCCACACAAGAAGATCGAGGTTGTGATTGACGACGACGGCACAGAACCATTCACAGATAATATACAAGGATTGCAAATTGATTTATATCCTATGAAACTTGTATATCATAGAAATAAAAAAAAAAGAACAATAGGAGAAAAAAGAAATAACCTTGTTAAATTAGCAACGAGTAAGTTTTTAATAAACATGGACGACGACGATATATATAATCCAGCATATATTGAATATTCATTAATGGTTTTAAAAGAAAATAAATGTGGATTAGTGGGATCTAATGCAATGATATTTTGTTATCCTGAAAAACAATTTAGAATGACAAGTATCCAGTGTAAACATAAATATCAGATACATGAAGCAACTATGTGTTATACTAAAAAATATTTCAGAGCAATGGGTGGTTTTAAAAAAAACTCTCAAGGTGAAGGTGTCAATATGATTCAAAATCAAGATCGCAATGTGGGACTAACAGATATTGCTTTATGTATGATATGTGTTGCTCATGACGGCAACACCATAGATAAAGAGCAGTTTAATTTTGAAGGTGAAGATCAAATATATAGAGGTCAAGAAGTCCCTATTTTAAAGCAAATATTAAGTCTAAAATAATTATATTAAATATTAATATAAACATAATGGAGCAACCACCAGTAAATGAATATGTTGATTTACAGATAATAGATTGTAATCGTCAGCATTCTGTACAAGCAAAGTCAGGCAATGATAGTAATCCTGCTTTATTTACAAATGAATTAGGTCAAGGTATCACATTAAATGTAGGAGATAGAGTTGCTGTTCAAGGAGCATATATATCAGAGATAGGAGCTGGTGCTGATACAATAGAATTGAAGGGAAGATCCATGGATTCAACGAAAACTATAAAATATGTTGAAGACGATATAAACGAGTATGATAATTATCCGGTGGAAATAGGTCAGTCAGGCACAAGACTAATTACAGATACACAACTTTTAAGGAGTAAAGAATCAACAGATACATTTATCCCTAAGGATAATGAAACTAAAATAACATGTGAGTTTTATAAAGCAGCAAGTGGTGACGGATCATATATATTTCTACCTCGTAGGTGGGCATGGGATAATGCAAGTGAAACTCAAACAGACGAAAAATTAGTTAAATATTTATCTGACAACTGGACAAAAAATGATATCAAAGAATTAGGAAGAAATTATTTTGAACCTATTGTTGATAATAATGCTTCTGAAATAAAGGCACAATTTGTGAGTGACGACTATATATATGTTGACACCTCAACTTCAGCAGATTTTACGGAAGCAACGGCTTTTTATAGATTAAAACAAGACGGATCAAGATTCACTTTAATGAGAGCAATTGATCAAGATTTTTATTTAAGAGAAAATATTGTTGAAGCAAACGGATCAACCTTTGCTCCTGATCTCCCTTCAGGAGAACAACCTTCACACTATAAATACAAAATATATAGAGAAAAAATAGATATTAAAGTTTCAGACGGATTTAATTCACCTGAAAATATAGGGAAAGAAGTTTCTGCTATTTTGAAAAAGGCAGATACACCTAAAACATTTCAAGAGAGAATGGGGATAGGAGTTGTTAGAGATTTAAGTGTAATAACAAAAACTCCTACATATCAACCATTTCTCTGTGGTTCAGCAGTCACGCTTAGTTATGACGCATGGTATAGTTACGCACAGAGAAGATCTAATCAAAATGCTTCTGATCCTCAACTATTTTGGAATTATAAGAGCAATTTTTATAATATATATTGCAAAAGACCTGAAATAAGAGAAGCTGGTCAAGAAATAAATGAGGCAGGGACAGGATATCATTTGTTTTTTCGTATAACAAGAGCAAGTAGAACAGACGATATATACACTAAGATCCCATGGACAGAAGATAATTTAAATAATTTAAAAGCATTATTTAAAGCACAGAAATTATATCCTGAATTATTCAGTAATTATAACGCACAACAGATACAACCACCCAGTTTAGTGAATGGTGTAATAAAAAAACACTCAGTTGAAGACATGAGATATTTGCATATGGCTAATAATAATTACGGATCAACCTTATTAGGAGACGACGAAGAATATTCTTTAACAGAACCACCAGGTAGTAGGCAATCATTACCTATATTTATTTATTTTGATAATACAAAAGAGGATACATTCACAGCAGGTACAGGAGACGACGATTTATGCTATGGTTTTGCTAAAAAGTTTACAGACGCTTCAGATAATGATTCAGAATGGATAGTTTTAACAGCTAAAAATATTGGAGGTATTAACGAAACTTTATTTACTTTTAATAATGTTAATATAGAAGCGAATAGCAGAAGGATAGGTTATGATTGGAGTTTTGGAGCTTATGGTTCAGCATACATGATAGCATATAACGGAAGACTTTATACAGATTATGGAAATACTCAGATATGGGGAGTAGGTGCTGAAAATAGAGTTCAACAAGCAGACAAAGATCTTCAGGCAGATTTTTCAACTGCTAAAGAATTAAGATTAAATTATGTAGGAGCAAATAATCCTATAATGTCATATGATCCTACTGAATCAAGATTTTATTTTCAAGATCTACACACACCTGAGGTAATAGGTCAAATAGCATATGGAGCAGGAGATACAGCAACAATAGACGGAGTGACAACTCCTTCTGATAATACAACAGACGGAAGAGCAAGAGTTTATAAGATAAATAAGAGAGTCACTAAATATACATACTCACCTGATTTAAGACCTTATGATTCAGAGTTCACTGCTGAGTATCCTTATCCTGTGGATAACTTTAATGATCATAATGCCTCAGTATATGAAAGAAAAATATCTTATATGAATCGAAACATTCAACCATGGGCAATCATAGATACACCTTGTGGAGTTTTTATAAATGATTTTGGATATACTAAAGAACAATTCTCAACTGGATTGTGGGGTATTTTAGGCTGGACATATGAATCATTACAATCTGAAACAACAAGTGAAAATAACAGATTACAAAGAATAGATAATACAAATAGAAATCAATTGAGCATACCCACAACTAATTCAGATATAGTTTCTTCAGATACTAGAAATTATATTGTGAATCAATTTGGTGCTGTATATTTTACACAACAATTACCCACACCTTCATTAGTGGGAGCACCTCCTACTAATAATCATGTCAAAGCAGGAAGGCAACAATACTCACCCCCTATAACACAATCAACAACTTCAATAGGATTAGTCGCTCCTAATTTACCACGCAAAATGTTGAAACCATATTATTGTTTGAGAAGTGATATTATAGATAAACCACATTATTTAGGAGGTGAAGATAATGAAGCACAATTGCCAGTTGTTGCTATTTGTGATAAACAATATTCAAGTACTGATTTTATATTTAGTAGTGAGTCAGACTATGTATTCACAATAACTAAAAAGAAAACAATAACAAGTATTACAACAAGTATTCATGATCCTAATCAATCATTCTCAAGAGTTAATAATGATTCAGCTGTAATCTATAAGATAAGTAGAAACATTACAAATAGATTAGATATATCAGAACAGATTATGGAAGAAACTCAAAAAAATAAAAAATAAGTTAATTTTATAAAAAATAAAATATTGAGTAATAATATAAATGGGATTTGATATTGAAGAGATTCGCACATTTCTTGCACAAAGGGGTGAGACTGAATTGTTAATGGTCTTAAGACATATAGAGGAGGTGTTTGAAAAACATATAGATCCTGACTATGAAATAGTTGAAGATAGTGACACAGAGAGTGAATGTAGTATGACAGATATTGTTGAAGAACAATTTGAAGTGAATCCTAGCATGAATGGGTTCTTATCTCTTGCTTAATCTTAAATAATGACTATTATTTGAATAAAATATAGTTAAAATACCCTTTAAATCTAAAATAATGCCTCTTTTACCCTATTTAAAGACATAAATTGATCAATTTATTATCCTTTAAGTGCTATTTTAGGTATATTTTAAGATTAATAACCATATTTTAGGTATATTTAATGAATAATCCTTGATTTATAGATATTTAAAGATATTATAATATATATTTAATTATAGAAATGACAATATACAATGGATCTCGAGGTTCAATCTGTTTTTATTATAAAGGATTATTAATCAGCTCATATCCATTAACTAAATATAAAACATGTGAAGCATATTTAAATCAAGGTGAAGAATTAATTTTTAAAAGTAAAGGTATACCTATTAGGATTCAAATAAAAACATATCTAAGTTTTTGTAATCAGATATATTCAAGAAAGAAAAATAATCAACCTATTAGAAGATCAGATCATATATATTTTTTAAATTGTCTAAGTGCATTACTAAGATTAAGAATTATTGACAATGACGAATCAAACGGATATATGTGTTTTAAGAAAAAGAAATTACAATAACTTTTTAATTTCAGGGTGTTTTAAAATATCTTTGTTTTCAATAATATATTGAATTATACTATCTCTCTTTTTATCTTGTGCTTTCTTTTTATCTTCAGCACTCTTTTCTTTTTTAACAGGCATTAACTCTTCTGCTTTCTTGAGAGTTATTTTCTTACCCCTCTTAACTCCTGGTTTTATTTCTTTCTTTTCATGATCTACTTTATATCCTTTCGATTCTATTAATTCTACTAATTGTTCAGCTGTTGCTTTAGGTGGGATCTTTATCTGACTTAATTTGTTATGTGCTTTGATTAGTGTCTTCAACTCTTTGACTGACAGCATGGGTTATTTATATTATATTAAAATATTTTATTATAATATAATGATTAATAAAACTTTTTCAAAAGGTGACTTACTTGAAATTATCTCTACATTCGCAATTGATATTCCTAATGCAAACCATATGGACAAATTAAGATTGTCAATTACATTATGGAGTGAATTAAATAATCGTGAAGAAATACCTCCTGATAATGAAATATACATGATCAATAATTTATCTGAATTAAAAGAATATCTTCAAAAACCTAATCCTGATAAAATACTATCTGTCAAACAAAAACAAAAAATAATGAGATTTACAAAAGAAGTTATTATTTATTGCAATAATGGTTTCAACTTAGATTATTCAATCTTTAAATCATATGAAGAGATTCATATCCCCATGAAAGATATATCTGTACATGGAGACATACCTTCTGTTAGAAGAGCAATTAATTTATTAAATAAAGATCCTAATCTTAAAGAAAAGATTGAACCGGTGATATCTAATAAAGTTAAAAAACAATTAGAGAAAAAGAAAAAGAAAAAGATAAAAAGATATTATGGTTTAATTGTTAAAGAAGGTAATTTTGTTGTTGACTTTAACTGATATATTCTTCCCAGTTGTCAGGCAACTTAGAATTACTTGTTATTAAAGAAGTTAGTTTTTCTAGATACTTTTTATCAACATAAGCTTGATCTATAACACCTCTTTCTCTGTGGTTGAAATCTCTGACTTCATACTGGTCTTTATTAAAAGTCCATACATACAATCCGTCTGTGAATAAAAAATAAAACTTCCACACTCTATTGTCATTTTGTTCCTTCAGATATTTAATCTTATTATATCCAAACATAGTTGAATCATAAGTATCATGTCTGCAAGTTCTGCTTTTTAATTCACCTATGATTTCACTATTTCTAAAATCAACTTGTTTTTTTTCATTTGAATATAACTTTAAATGATCGTCTGTGAATATATTTTGATTAAGAAAACAAACAACAATCTTTTCACGGATTTTGCCATACTTTAAATCTTCAATTAGATTCCACATTATATAATAATCTAAGATTTTTTTTTTCTGATAATTATACGCACAAATATTATTTAAAAAGATATTAAATAAAAAGAGTATATAAGAGCAATGGTTAATTATCAAAAAGGTAAAATATATAAAATTATTGATAATACAAATAACAATGTTTATGTGGGATCTACTTGTGAAAAACTATGTAGAAGATTGCAAAAGCACAAATCGTCATATAAATGTTATTTGAATCCTAATGTAAAACAGGGACACATGAGATCCTTTGATATTATTAAAAATGGTGATTTTAAAATTGTATTAATAGAAGATTATCCTTGTAATAATAAAGAACAATTATTATCAAGAGAGCAATATTTCATTGATAAAATTGATTGTATTAATCACAACAATCCAATTCATGAATCAAAAGAATATCAACAAAAATGGAGAGATAATAACAGAGAACATTGTAATCAAAAAAGTCGTGAATGGAGTAAAAAAAATAGGGATAAAAAAAATGAAATAAACAGATTATATAGATACTCTGTATCTATTAATAATATCAATAAAATTGATACTTCACTTTTCCTTATCTGAATCCTCTTCTTGAGGTTTCTTAACATATACTGATTGCTGCATACTTACAGAATGTCCGAGATTGTGTGCGTCTTTCTCCATTTCTTCTTTTACCTTAGCATATTTGCTTGATAAATATATCTTTCTCAACATGGTTGTCGAGATTGATTTTCCCATATACTTTTTACTAGTTTTTATCAATAATTGTGAAAGTGCGTTTCTTGATAATGGTTTACCTGTACTGCTCTTAAATAAAACACCCATGCCATTGATTCGAATATATATCCTTAATAGTTTTTCAAGATCCTTAGGTATATCAATATTTAGCTCTTGATATTTAGATTGTGTCTTAAACTTATTGATAACAAAGAACATTTTATTTTTATTAATAACTAAAAAGTTTTTCTCTTTTTTCTCTGATTCAGTTAATTTATTATATGCTCTTTTATTAATCACCTCCATGCCTGAAATATCATTTCTAAGTGGGATTCTTGTATAAATATTATAGATAATATATACTTGAAGTAATGCTTTATCTTTAGCTGTTAAATCTTCTTTTTTCTTTATCTTTTTTTCTTTAATTTCTTCTCCCATTTTTTCAATCATTTTATTCACTTCTGATATATCAACAAAGTTGTCTTTTTGTTTATCAGATATTGTACCTGTTGCTTGTTCGTCTTCATACTTCTTATTTAGATCGTCCCTTAAATCATTATATTCTTTAAGTATATCTTCGTCTTCTTCAATAGACATTAAATAAACAATAATTGCATTATAATAGTTTCTCTGTGTTGTATAGTGTAAATCACTTAATTTTTCAGATATATCTTGTGGTTTATTTAAAAACTTTAAATTATCTTTTTCAAACAGCTTCATTAGTTTCATGAGGTTAGATACATACATTTTAATCGTTGAATCTTTAGCATTAGGTCTTGATTTCTTTATTGTTTCAGCAAGATTTTCTTTTGTTGTCATTTATAATATATATATAAAAAAAGATTTAAATATGAACTAATTAAAAAAATGTCCTCAGTGTCCTCAAAGTCCGCAAAAATATTTAGAATAATTTCATTTTTTGAATAAATGAAATATGAAAAAGAAGAAGCATTAATTTTTGAAAATCATAATTATTTTATTAATTTTTGAGGACATTGAGGACATTGAGGACACTTAGGCATAGTAGCAATCTACAACTCCGTCCGTGATTCTCATGACCTTCTGTACCTCAATCCAGCAACGAGAAGTATAAGGTGCTTGAGCAGCAGCAAGGTTTTCATATTTGTGGTGTAATTCAAGACCTCTAGAATCAACTCTTTCTCCGTCATTAAGGCGGTATGCATTAAAGAAGAATTGACCTGGTAATTCATTCGCCCCAGCCATAGAATAACCTTCAAACTTTTTGTTAACCATAGCAGCACCTTGACGAGCATATTCTGTCCTAACAACATGAGGAGGAGATCCTTCAGTATCAGATACACCATGAAAATGAAGGGCAGAGTTAGATCTATCAAGTGGATATAAGAACTCGTCATTCTTTTTAACATTAGCAACAAGTTTACCATAGGTTCTAGCACCAGTACTTTCAGGAGCAATAGCACGATAATCATTCAATAGACTCTTAACATTACCTACGCCTGAGGCAGTATCTTTGCTCATTTTAGCAGAAGTGACACCTACAAACATTTTAGATACTAGACGACCAGCACCACCTACATTGCGAATAACATTCTGTGCTTCAGCTTGAGTAGCAAGGGTTGTCTTAGTCATACGAGGTTCAAGGAACATGAATGAGAAGTCACGATTCGCAGCAGCAAACTGATTCATTTCGTCTCCGTCAAGGAATGTGTAATCAGCAATCATACGGCACTCAGTCTGATCAAGGGTGAAAGAATGAGTAGCAGAAGCATTAGCAACAGCACCACCAAGACATGCTCTCTTACCTACAGAATCAGCAAGAGTTAATTCAACCTGTACTGCCTGATCACTTCTTAGAAGAAAGAGGGGCATTTGAATCCCAGCAATTGCTGGAAATAGGTCGTCAAGCTTAATAGAAAAAACCGGTTGATTAGTTAGTTTCTGAAAGGTATGAACCTTTAATTCAGTATCAGTGGCAGTTGCATTATTTACAAACTCTTTGCCATTGTCAATACCTATCTTTTCAGAAACCTGAGAATCTTGTTCATATACAACGCCATTAGACATACTACGAGCAGAGGTGAATTGCTCACGCTCTTTAATTACAGACTGCTCAATAAACATAGACTTGAATGCTTGATAGTGATTCCAGTCTTGAACTTCACAAATAGTTTTACCTCCTATCTTAAGAGTTGCTCTATCAACAATAGAATTAACGCCTATACCTAATGGAAAGAAAGAGTTGTGGTCACCATGACCTTTGAGTGAAAAGGTGAGACGAGACGAAGGATTCAATAGACCCTTATTCTGTAATTCATAACGGATAAAAGTTTCAGAAAAAATAACAGGTTCTAAGATATCAGTATCAATACGCTGTTCAGGATTAGATCCAATCATACCAGGTTGAAGCATTGAGGGGATAGACATACTCATTTTATATTTACTTAAAATATAAAAATTATTAAAAAAAAATGTGAAAAAATTAAGTATAGAAATTACTGAATTACCTGAATCTGTCCGTCTTTAAATAGAATAGTATTCTTAGAATGGACAAAGATAAATGCAGAAGTGGGATTATCGTCCGTGAGATTTAGATCCATTTGAACACCCCATGCGTCTTCAGCAAAGTTACCACCAGCAGTAGATCCTAAGATATCATAAGCTACACCTACACCATAGAGAGAACCTCCTTCAAGGACACTATTATCATTTGTGGTGTATCTCTTGTTAGTATTTACTGGTGAAATGCTGGTGTGAGTTAGTTGATTAAATGGTATAACAGAATTAATGAAGTTTCTAATAACTTGAGGATCAACCTTCTTATTAGTTTTATCCTTTTTATATTGAGTATCAATATTGTAATCAAGAGGATATCTCATACCACCCTTAGTAAATACAACCTGCGAAAGATCAGCAATATCTCCAGTTTTAGTAATAGGGATAATAGTTTGAAGAGAGTTCTGTGCAATATTATTGAGATAAGAACTTTGAATAAAGTTCATAAATACAGACTCAACACGACTTAAACCCAGTGAGAAATTAATAACAGCATTTGTTGAATTAATAGTTGAATAATATCCTGAAATAGAATTATATTCAAATCCTCCCATAGACTCCATTTTAGAAATGTCTTCAGCACTGGGAGAATGAGTTTCGCAAACTAACTGGCAATCAGTGAGTTCATAGAATGCGTCAGGGAACTGAGTCGCACTACCATTAGTATTAAACAAAACCATGCTGTCAGGAGCAAGGTGTAGATCTATTGTCAAACCACCAATACCGGATCTTTTAGAAAGTGGGATCGCACTCGTGCCTGACAACATACCTGTGGGGATATGAATGCAGAACTCATTGCTGTTAGTACCTACACCCTCTTCAACAACAGACTGCTTCTGACCATTAGTGCTGGGTAGAGATAGACCAGTTTCACCAAAATGACCTATCAATGACTGCTCACTTGAAGTAACTCCTAAGTATGAACTATAGAACCTATTCGCATGTCTTATATGCTCGATTGTTTGCTTACTGGTGGCTGAAGATAAAACAACCTGATCTAGAACTGACCACATACCTGTGCGTGAATCCATAGCAAGTGGATCAGCAGTTTCAACTCTGCTACGAGCAGAGTCCTTGTATACATGAAGACGACCACAGAATCTAACAGAAGAAGGTACTAATACAGATTCTGATTCAGCAATAGTAAAACTAATTACTGGTCGTCCGTCTCTAAATGACTGAGAGGCATTTGAATTGCTGGGTTTAATTGAAAGGTAGCGATTACTCATATTTTATAATAATTATAATATTATTATATTAACAAAAAAAAAAATAACAAAATAAAACTTAGCTTAATATTCAACCATGACAGAATCTCCACGAATATTAATCCTTCTTAAATGAAAGACAAAATTATTCCATAACTTATTCTTTGTGGGAGTTGTGCCTTCATAATTTATTTGAATATTGAAATCTTTATTGCGAGTATCATATACTCCTGAGTTGAGTGCTAATGCTCTCGAAACTAGCCAGTTGCTATTGAAAGCATGAAGAGATTTAGCAGAAATATCCGACTGGACGAGAGCTTTAGTTGTCTCGATCAATGGCTGCTGATCAATAGAAACTTTAGAAGAAGTCTTTGAGCAACGAACTGGACGACTAGGTTGAAGTCTGCCGTCATACAAGAACTGATAATTAGTGATATTATCAGACATACCACGAAGACCAGCACACGACTGATTCATTGTTTTATCTGCTGCGTCACCTCCTACATTGTAAGTGCCAGTGCAAGAAACACGAGCAGAGTCAGAATAAGGAGTAGAATCACAAGGTTGTGAAACAATTGCTTTACCTCTTGCGTTATTTAGTGGGAGACGAATATTGAGTGCTACTTCTTCAGCTTGAGAAGAGTATCTGTAATTTTGACATGATAGAATATCTTGAACAATTACACCTTTTTCTTTCATAGCAGAAAGCATATCACTTTCAAAACCACTTCCCATATCAACCTCTTGTACAACTAGTTCAACATTACTTAATGTATAACTGGGTTTATAATTAGGATTTATGTCTCCGTCTCTGTCTGTTGCTGCCATAGATACAACATAATGTCCACTATTTGCAGAAAATGTATCAGCACTATTAGATACTGCGTCTGCTGGGTTAAATGTAATTTCAGTGCCTGAGGCATTTTCATTTATTTGAGCAATAACAAGATCTTTATCAGTGCTTAGTAATGAAGCATTATCAGCAGAAACAATAGCAACACGCTCACCCACACAAAATGGACATTGTTCAGGAGAGTTCTGAGAATTATCTTTAGCAAGGTGAATCTTAGCAATAGTATTACCATTAGCAATATCAGCGTCAGCACCAGCTGTAGAACCATTACGAGATAAGAAAACTGGGTTGAGGGCAAGTCTCTTGTGTCTCATGACACTATCAAGTTGAGTAATGCAACGACCTGCTTCTTCAAGGGTAATGACAATTTCAAGACCAGTAAGGAGATTAGGATATACACGATCAGATCTGAAAATACCAGTTTCTAATGGGAGACATAGTTTAGCAGTGTTAAACTGATCATTTGTAAATGGTGTGCGTTTATTATTTGCGGTTAGTGTATCAGCAGCAAAATAGGGATTGTCAAGAATATTTGCCGTATCAGATCTTGTCGTGCCTTGTGTACCACGAGTATTAGGCAACCATATAGTCGCACCTTCAGTCAATGCTCTCTTTTTCTTTTCACTATCATTTGTGTCAAAATCACGCATGACAGAAACCATAGAATTGTATCCCTGAATCTCTTCAAGCAATACAGATCCTTTTTCTGCTGAAGTATAGATCCTAATATCCTTGATTAGAACCTGACCTCCCAGTGCTGCGTCTAATTGAAGTTTAGTTGCTTCACCAGTTGCCGTTCCACCCTTTAACTTAATATCTGCCTGAATATAACATTCTTGTGGTTGAAAAAACTTTGTAGTGGGTGGCACTTTAATTCTTAATTCTTGACCTGGTTCAAAACTAAGACCATTTAGTGCGGTGATTGCTTTACTTGTCTGAACAATGGGGATTGTTGACTCTGCTCTCCAAAAAGATTTACTCATTTTATATTTAATAAATATATAAAAATTATTAAATAAAAATTATAAAAAAAAACTTATATTAAAAATATTTATTGTTGTTCTCTTGCAACTGCTGCTCCACCAGCTCCTGCCTGAGTAACTCTTGATATTACTTGTTTCCTCTCTGCTTCTAAATCTGATTGAGTTTTTGCTTGTAATTCTTTTGCTTTTTCTTCTGCTTCTGCTTGTTCAGGTTCAGTATCTAAACCTTCTTTAACAGTTCCAACTGTTGATAATGCTGTCCCTGCTAATTGAAGACCTACACCAACTGCAGCACCAACCGGCCCGAGAAACTCAGCACCAGTGCCTAAAATATCAAGCAATGCTCCTCCTATTTCTGCTCCTTGTTTATCCCATTCAAACTTCTTACCTTCCATGAGACCTTCAATTGCTGTTCCAGCAGATAAAGCAGCACCAGCAACACCGGCGCCACGAGCAACACCTCCTGCGAGTTTTCCTAATACTTTGCCTACACCTCCTGCTGCTACTTGTGCTGCTTCCTCAGTGACTTCTGCCCCTGACGCTGCAATTCTTTCTGCTGCTGGTGCTGCTGTTTGTTCTGCTGCTGCTGCTTCTCTTGCTGCTCCTCTTTCTTCAATACCTTGTCTGAACTCTCTTTGTTCTTGTTCTGTGAATCTTTGAGGTCTTTCCCTTGTAGGTGAGGTAGGTCTTGCTCCGCTACGATATACTTGTCTTATTCCAGCTTGTTCCTCTTGAAATGCTGCTTCTGCTTGTCTTTCTGCTCGTGGGTCACCTAAAAGATTTGTTATTCCAGTAAATCTACCACCTGGCCCAGCAAGTTCTTCTGCTGCTGTCACTGGGACTTCTACAGCACCTCCTCTTGCCGCTAATCTTTCAGCTGCTTGTTGTGCTGTTGCTTTTGCTATTTTAAACTTGCCATATTCAGTTTTTGCTCTTGCTCCTTTTTCAAGAACACCAGCACCTACACCTCCTAATGCTCCTGCTGTTTTTAGATTAGCAAGATCAGCAACTTCTTGAGCATTAGCAAGGTCTTTGTCTAATTGATCTTGTGATTCGTCTATTCTTGCTGCAATGTCTTTATTGTTTTCTAATACTTGCCTATTGTATTGTTGAAGACCTCTTGTAAACTCTGCGTCTCTTGAACGATCAGTTGATACAAACTCCATATTTTATAATTATTAAAATATATTATTATTTTATAAGAAATAATTAAATGAATAAATTATTCTTCGTCCTCTTTTTCTACTACATTTTCAGGAGGATAGATTTTCTCATTAAAGCATATCCATATCTCAGCGGGGTTCTCAGTTAGCTTTAAAGTCATGAAATCATATTTCTTTTTAGTTGCTTTTTTGTACATTTCCCTGAAGTTTTTATCACCTGAGAACATTCCTGAATATTCTTCACTTAATTTTTCTAATTCAGTTTCATTAGTTAATCTACCTACTAAAACCCAGTTAGCATTAGCACGAATAGTGGGTGAAGTTTTTCTGAATAACTGAGTTGAAATAATTAACAACTGAATGTTCGAGTGCCTATATCTCGAACTGATATTATTCAACGCAGTCGTCTTATCACCTAAGCAATCGTCAAGAACTAAACATACAGAAGGCATATCTTCCCTATCATATTGTGATTGTGATTTAACAAGATCATGAATCATTGAATCGTCATAGTGATCCTCACAATCAAATGCTTGTTTTAAAAACCTTGAAGTTTGATCATTATTGATTGTATTTGAAATAATTTTTACATAATCAAAATAATCTTGTCCGTAGAAATCTTTATTCAATAACATGTTTGAAATAATTGTTGATTTACCAGTTTTAGTAGGCATAACCATGAGGACAAGAGAATTAGGTTGTGGTAAATTAGGGTGAAGAGGTTTTATCTTTTGATTAGGAGGATCAACTACCTTTAATATCTTAAGTTGTTTACTCATTATATATTATTAATAATATATTATTTTTTTTTTATTTTTTTTACTCGTTTTTCTTTTCTTGATTTTCTTCTTTCTTCTTTTGATTTTATTTTCCAGCACCAAATACAAATCCTGAAACAACAACAATCAATAAGCATTATACTTTATAGTTTATTTTTTTTTCTTTATTAAGTGGACTTTGTCTACCTTATGTGCTTTTGATTTAGGGTTCAGTGCTGCATATACCCTGGCGTATGCCCAGCGTTCTTTTGACTTTACATTAGGTCGAACCGCACCCCTATT